ACTTCAAAACGACATAGACAAAATAGTCTGAAGCCCAAAAAATAAAAACCAACAGATACAGAAAAACAACAGTAGAACGAAATTCCAAAAAACCAACAGATAACAGAACACAGTAAACGCCCGGACGAAAATAAAACGCCCAAAAGGACAACCAGGCGAGAACAAAATTCCGAAGACGATTTCGCTAGTACGCAAAACCGAAGGTCCGAAACCCCAAAGGGGACCCTCGGACCTAAGAGGAGACCGGAGAGTTAGTGCCTCCGGCACTGGAACGTCACCGAACCGAGGAGAACGACGACAGGGGAAATGCTTAGATAAAGGAAGGGGGGGAGGGGGAGAACCTCACTCCACAACAGAGCCAGACATAGCAGGCTCAACACGAGCAGGAGCAGTCCCAACAGGACGCTTCAAACCAGAGACCCACTTCCAAAGCTTGCCGGCAGCACCGCCGCTCACCAGGGAACCAACACCGTTAGCAGCAGCCTGGGCACCAAGAGCAGTCACAGCATCCTTACGAAAAGTAGAATCAGCGCCGCCGACAGCAGCGTTAGAAGAATAGGGAGAGAGTATAGCGTTGACCAGATTAGACGCCCAAGCACGCTTGTTAGCGTCCGTAGTCGAAGAAGCCTCAGCCTCCTCACGACCAGCTCGAGCACGCTCAGTTTCAGTCTGCGCCTCACGGAGCGTCTCAAGAGAAGGAAGAGCACCCCAAGCAGGACCAGCACCAATAGCAGCCGAGGCAACACCAGCAGCCGAAGAAACAGCATTCATCCGCTCCTGAGCAGCGATCTGAGACTGACCAAAGCCAATCTGCTGCTCTTGCATACCGATACGGGTCTTCAACTCCTTATCCTGCATAGCCGACTGATTGTCCTGGCCCGCAAGGCCAACACCAGCGTCAGAAGCGCCAACACCAGCCTTCTCCCAAGGATTCAACTCAGGAAACTGAGCATCAAGATAAGCACGAGAGTCATGGCCAGCATTCTTAGCCTGCCAAGCATTCATGCGAGCACCGACCAGAGAAGAGACCCCCTTAGAGATCCCTAACCGAACAAGATCGGAAAACGTCGAGCCACCAGTAGGATTCATCTGCATAGGAGCAGGCATGGAAGAACCCATCGCCGACTGAACACCAGCATCCAGCGGGGCCTCAGGTGCCTCATTCCCGGCACCAATACCGCCCAAAACACCCTGCAACAAAGCAGGCAGGAGACCCGCAAGTAAAGTCACTTGAAGGGCTGAAAAAACGGGTCCTGATCGGCATACAGGTAAACCTGCAAGTCAATCAGCAACCTATGCGCGCCAGCCGCGCCCAGAAGAGTAGCACCAACGAAAAACTCACGAGTCGTAATGCCCGGAGTAGCAGAGGTAATGGACGTATCAACCAGCAGACGACCACAAGCAGACAGACGATCCAGATAAGCCCCGGGAACCATCCAAGCCAAATCCGCGGCCGGAGCAACGTTGACGTTCACATTGGCACCCAAAGCCGCAACGCCCTGACGATCAAGAACAACAGGAGCGCACTGAAGGTTCAAAGTAGAGGCCGAAAGATCCTTGACGGTGATCGAGTAGGACAGGACCATCTTGCCCCGCCTCTGAGGATCAGAAACACCGACCGCAAACCCGACGTAATCGGTAGCCACCAAAGTAGGATTGATGAAACCGACATAGCGAGCCTTATACGGCACCGCAGCAGCAACAGTCTTGACGACAGGCACAGTGACCGCAGTAGGAACCGCAAACGACGAATCCGCAACAGCAGGACCAAAAACCTGATCAGCCAGAATATTCTGAAACATATCAAGACCCCATCATAAGAGAAGAACGAGCCGAAGGCAGACGACGCTGGAAAGGAGCATTCATCCGAGCATGAATCTGCCAATGCTTCAATTGAGTAGTCTGGAACATCTCGTCATAACCGTCAGGGTTCACAGTAACCATACCGACGCCATCAGTAGGAATGTCACGCTCAAACGGAAAACCGTTCAAACTGTCGAACGCCCAATGAACATTGGAAGGGTGAGTCCGATACCAGTTTGCGAACGGAATGTAGCCACGAACCGTATTATCCGACGAATCCGAGAAAACATCAGAAAGGCGGAGACCATAGGGCGGTTGAGACGACACGATCTCAGGATCACCAGCCAACTGCGCATAAGTAGGATTGGGATTGTTCACGAAGAAGGGATTCTCCTCCTCATGCACAACAGGAAAGCGCAAAAGCGCAACGGTCCAGATATTCCCATGTTCAGGCGCATACCAACGAGGAACGCGATGACGGAAAGACTGAACCACGCGGCCAGAAAACTGCCCAAGCGAAACCTCGGTCGTGCCATCCACATCATAACCCGAAGCCCATAGAGTAGAACGCATAAGCAGTTCCGGACGATCATCCGCATCAATGGTCGTCCGACCACCAAGAGACGAAATAATGTCCCGATAACGAATGTTGAAGAACTCACGCTCCTGCTCGGTCCGAAGATAGCCCCGCTGCGTATCGATATCGAGCAAGGAAACGACAGAACCTGCAGCCGAAACGTTGTAGTCAGCAGAGGTCACATTGTTGGCAAGCAACGTAGTCCAGTAATTCTTGAGCCGCATGCAAGCGTAGCCGTATAGCAACTGATCATCCGCCCAAGTAGCGAAGGTATCCGTCCGCGCAGGAACCATAGTAGGAGCACGAAAGTAGTTGTTCCAGATCGACTGATACCCAAGCCGATACCACTGCGGCAGAGCCACGCCAGCCTGAACAGTGCCAGCACCAAGAGACGAAAGCGTCTTACCGACCGGAACAGTGTCAGTGGGCAGGGTCTGAGACTCATCCCAACCCTGCTCGATGAAGTCCGTCCAAACAGTGCCATAGTGATGACGATGCGGAGAATAGAACGTGCAAATGTCAACCACAGAGTCAACAGCCATGCCACGACGAAGCGGAGACAGCCGCAAAGCACCGACAAGATCGAGCTCGACACCGTCACCAGGAAGACACGGAATACAAGACAGCGTCTGAAGACGACCGACCGCACCCGCCTGAAAAATCAAATGCGAAAGGTCCTCAGTAGACCGATCAGCAGAACCGCGATTTGAACCCCGTGCCATTCCGAACCTCAGATTTGACGACCACCGACATAGAAAACGCGCTTGGTAGCGCTGTTAGGCTTGGACCGAATCGAATGACTCGACTTTGCGGAACTTCGCCCGGACTTTCGTTTCGACATGATCAACCTCAAATTCTGCACCGCCCGCGATACGGAGCACATGGGAGAAAAGGACATCCGCGCGGAGAGGATCCTCACGATTCATGACCACATTTTCCGACCACTCGGCGCCAGACATCACGACGCAAGCGACGGCCCAATTGACCGGATGAATAATGGTCGCGACGACACACGCGACAAACTCAGCAGGGAGAGGGAACCGAGGCAGGCCCAGCACATCCACCGCGCCAAAAGCAAAGGCCTCAACACCACGACGAACACGAGCACGCTCCTGGGCCAGCCACAACCGGTTCCCCATGATGAAGTCAATCTCGTCCCTGTCCAGGGCGACTTGAGAACCGCCACCAAGCACCCTCAAAGCCGCAACCGACGCGGCATACCTCATATCCATTTCGCAGCCATCCTTTCCAGAGCGTTGAAAAACTGAGTATCGTCCAAGTGATGAGAACGACCAAGCAACACGAGATCATCCTGCATACGCGTCCGCGCAACGCTACTTGGCCGAAATTGGAACTCTATCCTTCGAGAGACAGGGAATTGTCGCGATGAACCGGAGGGCATCTTCAGATAAATCCGAAACGCGCAACTTCGGAATCAGTTCGCCGATAGAACTCTGCGGGCTGAGGGACGGACAACTTGCCGTCAAATCGCGCAAACGCTCGAGCAGTCCCCTCTGAGGGTTCATGAGACCCAAATAATCCGCGATAGACAGCCCTGCCAGCCGCAAGCTCATCGTCCGCAAGGCGCTGCGCCTCAGCAGCCTGGCGCTCTTCGACACTGAGAAGTGGAGGGAGCTTATCTCCAACAAGACGCTGAGCGACAGCTTCGATAAATCGGGCATCTGGCCGAAGCCCCTCGTCATCCGAAGGCGGAACTGAGCCTTGCGGCTGGGGTTGCTGATCTGCCATTCGTCACGCTCCTTAAACGACTTGCCGATGTACTTTGCGACATATCTTGCCACAGCTATCGGCGGTTTGCAAACCAGAGGACGTCCAAGCTTATCAACAGGCCAGAGCCAACCGCACCTGGTGAACGCATCATCCGAATAGCGACACGCTTTAGGTGACTGGAACCCGTACCGCCAACAACGGAAAGCCTCAACCTCACGACGGTTCCGGACACGCCGACCGATGTTAGGATCATAGGACCCGCGAGGCAGGCGCTTGCACAAATAGATCAGATGGAAGTGAAGCCGACCATTCTTGCGACCGAACTCCGGCACGCCTAAGTATCGAAACACATTATCAAAACCCAACGCGACCTTCTGTCCGCAAGCAGAAGCGACACGCCGACCGAGTGTCCGAACATGGTCGCGGATAGCCTCAGGATCAGCAAAAAAGGCGTCCTCCTTCGCAGGGTCAATCGTAAGCGAATCGAAGACGACGAACCAGCCATCACGCACCGCCCTAGCCAACTCTACATCAAGTCGGGAGAGATATTCGTTATGCCGACCATTCCTGGACATATCACGAAGGAACGTAGCCCACACATCAGGATCTCGAACCGGGCGCTCATAGTAAAATTCCTCAAACACGCGCCGAACAGGCCAAAGACGCTGATAACGACGGAACTCCGAGAGCCAAACAGGGCGATGGTCTATAGTGCATGTATTATCAAGTCGGGAGAGCCACTGACGGCAATCAGCGATATGACCATCCAAATCATGCAACTTATGAAGAACCTGGGAACGAAGAACACGAGCAAAATCAACAACATCCGCAACGTGACCAGGAGAAGAGACACGCGAAGAAGCGCCCTTACGCTTCTTGACAGAGTCCGAGACGGGCAAAGAACACCGATCCTGAAAAGCCCGACGAACCTCAAGCAGAGTGTTAATGCGACACCTAACGTCGATGTAAGCAGAAAGGCCGGGCACATAACGCCCGGCCTGAAAACCAAGAGCCTCAACCGAGGCTAAAACGAACGGATCAACCAAATCACCTGGCATGACGTGCACGCCGACGAGCAGTCTCCCAGGAGAACTCGAAATCACAAAAAGCCTGAGCAGCAGCCTCAGACTTGAAACGATCACGAACAAAAACAGCCTCACGAGACATCAAAGAGGCAAGCCTAAGCTCAGCTAACTGAGAAGATAAAGCCATAACAAAACCTAAAAGACCAACAGATACACAAGGTTAAAAAGGGACTTCAAAACGACATAGACAAAATAGTCTGAAGCCCAAAAAATAAAAACCAACAGATACAGAAAAACAACAGTAGAACGAAATTCCAAAAAACCAACAGATAACAGAACACAGTAAACGCC